CCAAGAGGTGCCATTGTCATATATCGAGAGCTACACGGCACACAGATAGAAAACAAGGAGCAAGCAGAGCGTATTGCCTCTTTATCGGTAGGAGAAGACCCGATAGCAGTAGCAGACCCCTCGATTTTCAAAACAGATGGGGGACCTTCCATCAATGATCAGTTCAATGCGGTGTTCTCAAAATATAAGCATCCATCCTTTAGACGAGCGGATAATGACAGGGTGTCGGGGTGGTCTCAGATACGCCGGCGGCTCCAATCCGACCCCCCGATGCTATACATCTTCTCAAGTTGCCCATATCTGATAGAATCACTCCCAGCACTGCAATTATGTCAGAAGAATCACGAGGACGCAGACACTACGGGTGATGACCACGCAGCAGATGCCCTCAGATACCTCTGTAAAGAAAGATTGCTTGATTCGGAATACGAGAAGCCAGCTCCTAAGACCATCCACAAAGGACGGGTGAAGTTGCAGCTTTATGTAAATGAGGTAAGGAACAAACAAAAGAGAGCTAAATTATAATGGCATACAAGAGTAAAAAGAAGTATTCCGGTGCATGGTGGCACAGCCAAGTATCAGCCTCAGAGAACCTACACGATAAGTTCTTCAACGAAGCTAAAGAATCCATACAGGTCTACAAGGCAAGAAAAGACCTTTCAGATACAGAACGTAGGCTTAACGTATGGTGGTACATCGTAAACACCTTAATGCCAGCCTACTACTCATCTACCCCAAAAGCAGAAGCAACACTTAGGAAACGAGTCGGTGGTCTCAACCACGAGCTAGGTGCCATTGTCCTTGAACGTAACACACAGTTCGCAATGGATGAGCACTTTGACTTTGACCTCGTAGGATATAACGCAGCGTTGCAATTCCTACTCACAGGACGGGGTGTGCTATGGGCGCGTTATGAAGCTGACTTCGCTGTAGAGAATGTAGAGTTTGCTCTTATCCGTACCCCTGAAGGTGTCTTAGTAGATGCACAGGGGAATCCGTATGAAGGTGATGAGTCCACACTGACTGTAACTCCAGAAGGCATGACCATAGGCATAATGGAGATAGAGGTGAAGTCCAAAGAACGGGCAATCCTCGATACAGTTCAGTATTGTGACTTCTTAACAGGAGATGCGAGAAATGAATCAGAAATTGAATGGAAAGCAAGGAGAGCGTTCCTCTCTCGTAAAGAAGCTGAGAGTAAATTTGGCGCAGATGTTGCTAAAGCTCTCTCATATGATTCATACCCCGATGTCATCAAACGTAATAGATATCAAGAAACCGAAAAGTACGAAGGCAAAGCAGAGCTCTTTGAAATCTGGTGTAAAGAAACAGGCAAAGTCTACTGGCTCCAAAAGAAAGGAGACAAAAGTGTCCTCGAAGAAGGTGAGCCCCCAATCAAGTACGAAGGCTTCTGGCCGTGTTCGACAATCAACCAGTCAATAGATCCTGACTCTGTAATACCAGTATCAGACTACGTTCACACAAAAGACCAGATACTACAGATTGAACGGATGACCACACGTATTGCAGCCACGGTACAAGCTATCCGTACCAATGCTCTTTACGATGCTACAATGGGTGACCAAGTAGAGAGCCTTCTGCAAGGAGACCTCAAGTTCATTCCTGTTATGAACTGGCCAAACTACAAAGGCAGAGGTGGGCAAGCTAATGGTATCGAGTACCATGACATTAGACCATATGTAGAAACACTTAGCGTTCTACAAGGCGCACGTTCAGAAGCATTAGCGCAGCTATATGAAACACTAAAAGTCTCTGACCTTCTTAGAGGTGCAAGCGCACAATACAAGACTGCAACTGCAAACAGATTAGAGAACCAGTGGTCTAGCCTTGGTCTCATTGTTCGGCAAAATCAATTTGCAAAGTTCGTAAGTGATGCAGTAAACAAACTTGGCACTATCATAGCAGAGCAGTTCTCACCAGAGACATTGTTCGAGTGTGCAGATATTGATTCGCTCATTAGACCATACCTACCAGAGCCTACACCTGAAAACCCACAGGCTCCTATGATGGCAGCAGATGGGATAAAGCAATCAATCCTACAAGCAATCCAAAATACAGAAGAGCGAGTTTACAGAATAGACATTGCTACTGATTCGATGGTTGCACTCGACCAAGCACAAGAGAAGCAAGATGGTCTCGACCTTCTTACTACTACAGGTCAGTTTTTCCAACAGATGGGAGCAATGATTACCGAATACCCATCATTAAACATGTTTGCTATGGAGCTCATGCAGAACCTAGTCAGACGGTTTAAGGGTGGCAAAGAACTCGATGGTCTCTATCAGAAAGCATTGTTTGATATGAAAGCATTGGTAGAAATGAAGCAACAGCAAGCGCAGCAAGCTCCACCTGACCCACTCGCTATGCAGGTAGAGCAACAGCGTGAAGCATCACAGATGAAGTACCAAACTGAGATGACTCGAATCCAGATGGAAGCAAATGAGTCAAACCAGAAGATGTACATGGCACAAGCAGATGCACAGTCTCGTATGATGCAAGCACAATCAGAAGTAGAAATAGCATATAGAAAGGCGCAGGTTGATGAATTCACAGCAGGACAAAAAGCACAAGTTGATCAACAAAAACTGCAACTTGAGCAACAAAAGATACAGCTTGAGACTGCAAGAATCCAAGCAGAGACAGCAGTTAAAGTGGACTCAACTGAAGCCAAGCGTGAAGCACAGCGTGTGGAACAACTCATTGATCTACAGAGGCTCGAACTTGAGAACATGGCCGTAAGGATGAAAGAGTCAGAGAAGCTGTTAGAAGAACGTAGACTTAATCAAGAACAAGAGCTAGAAAAGATACGGCTTGCAATGCAGACGCAGCAGCAAATGGTAACAGAGGTTACTACACCAAGAACAGAGCAACAGCCGATTGTCATCAACAACATCATACCAAAAGCAGCTAAGAAAATTGGTAAGATGGAAACAGACGAAGAAGGGAATACAAACTTTGAGATTGAGTCTGTAGAGGATGAGGATTAACAGTGGCAGATAACGTTACAGTATCCAATGCTCCTACCAGTGTAAATCCTGACATTCCTGTACGGAGTGTCGAGAAAGGTGGAGAACAGTCACAAGTAGTCGTTATTGATTACGGTGGTGCTGGTGCTGAAGACTTATCTGTTCCTGACTTTGCAACACAAGCAACTCTACAACAAATAGCAAATAGCACAGCAAGCGGTGCAGCAAGTGCAGACATACTTGGTGTTACAAATATAGGCACAAGAACAAACCAAGTTGAGTTAGCTTTTGATACTGCCTTTGATACTGATGTAATTAATAACAGTGCAACCGGAGGTGCAAGTGCTACTATATCTAACGGTCATGCTTTGTACGCTAGTGGCACTAATGCAACTGCACAAGTAAGTGGCGTTAGTATACAGACTGTTAAGTATCGACCTGGCAATGAGCAGTACGTTAAGTTCACAGCAGCATTTACTACACCGACGAGTGCTAACAGTGTGCAGCGTATTGGGTTGTTTGATGCGAACAATGGTTTCTTCATTGGGTATGAGGGGCTAACGTTTAATGCTACAAGGCGTAGTGGTGGCAGTGATACTGGTGTAGCGTATGCATCTTTTAATGGTGACCCACTAGATGGCAGTAGTGGTAGTGCGTTTACGAGAGCAGGTACACCTGAAGCTATAGACTTTACGAAGAGCAATGTCTTTAGGATTAGGTGGGCTTGGTTAGGTAGTGCACCTGTACAGTATGAAGTGTTTAGCCCTGATGGTAGTTGGGTTGTATTTCATACGCTAAGATTTCCAAACCTACAATTAGACCCTTCTATTCTTAATCCTAATCTACCTATTACCATACAAGTTACTAAGACAAGCGCAGATGCTACGAACCTAATACTTTACACTGCGTGTGTAGCAGGTGGCACGACCACGAGTTTAGAGAAGATTACTACTGCACTAACTGATGACACGTTAGCGACCTTAAATAGAAGTGTTATTGCTGGTAGAAGTTCTAGTGGTGGTGGCACGTACTACAATGTGAAGGTAACACCGAGTGGTAGTATTTTAACTGCTATTGGTGACATTGGAGATGTAGCTGGACAGGAGGTAATGGCAAATAGCTTTCCTGTTGTTATTGCTAGTGACCAAACCGCAGTACCTATTTCTGATGACGGTGGCTCCATAACTGTAGATGGCACAGTAGCAGCTACACAAAGTGGTACGTGGAACATGAACGATGTGACACAAAGCCTTAATACTGCCTTAACTGCTATCAACACCACATATAACAACGTGACCACGACAGCGACATCTGTAAGCATTGACTGTTCTGGATACAGAGAAGCAGCAGTTAGCTTTACGTTGACAAAAGCAAACACACCAACTGACATTACTTTTGAGGTTGAATGTAGTTTAGATGGCACTAACTATGCAAAGCATACGAATGGACCATTAAGCAGTTGGATATATGACGATACGGCAGTGGGAGCAACTGGCATTAGCAGGTGTCTGGTGTTTCCGATTTGTTATAACCAGGTGCGTGTTTTTGTACGAGCCACAGGGACCACTGCAACAAATACATTTACAATAGCAAATGCGAATTTATATCTTAGAAACTAATGGCAACGCTGTACAGCTTCACAAAAGAGGGTAAGCGCACAAAAGCTGTTAGTGGTATTTCTTTGCTTGGAGACTTTGACATCTTAGGCAACGAGCATCTTTGGGTACTAAATAACAGTGGCAGACATGCATTACATTATTACGATAGCACGAAAGCAACATTAGTAAGGGGCTATGTTGATTCTGGTCAATATCGAGGAATTGCTTTTAATGATGCTGAAGATTGTAGAGCTGACAGGTTCTACTGTTGGAAAGTTGTTGGTACACTTTGGCGAATCATTGAACGCCTAATTGATGGTCAGAATACCAAGATACTTACTGCGGTTGGATTAACTACGGGTGGTTTGGGAATTCCGTATGCAGTTGAGTATGACGGTTATTATATTTATGCATTGTATGACGATGGATTAATTGTGCCCGAAGACCCTCCTATCGGTGGGGGTAAGTAATGGTAATTCGTGCTTATCAAATAGAACCAAGCAATGCTGGCAGTCTGGTTGTTCAACATACTGTCAGCCCTTTAACCAACGAGGTTTATTTGGATATGACGTATGATGGGCAGATGTTTTATGGATTAACATCCACAGAAGTTCACATGTGGCAACTTGATAGCACTTCGAGGCTGTTGAACCAAGTCAAGAAGTGGAAGCATGGAGTGAGTAATGCACAAGGTATTTCTACTGACGGCACAACTATATTTTACAGATATGGCACAATAGAAATGAGTTCATGTAGTTATTAAATCATAGAACTGCTGTTCATTCATGCAACTAACCCGAAAAGAGATACATGA